TTACTATTACTTGATGAGGCAGCATTTATTGAAGGAATTGATGAAATTTTCGCTTCTGCTTAACAAACCTTAGCTACTGGTGGTCAATGTATCGCTATATCAACTCCATATGGTACAGGTAACTGGTTTCATAGAACATTTATTGGTGGTGAAGAAGGTAAAAACGGTTTTACCGCTATTAAATTACCTTGGACTGTCCATCCTGAACGAAATCAAACATGGAGAGATGAACAAGATGCTATCTTAGGACCTAGAAACGCTGCTCAAGAATGTGATTGTGATTTTAGTACATCAGGTGATACAGTAGTAGAACCAGATATATTAAATTGGTATATTCAAACTTATCAAAGAGATCCTATTGATAAAGGAGGATTTGATGGTAACTTATGGCGTTGGGAATATCCAGATTATACAAAAAATTATTTAGTAGTAGCCGACGTTGCGCGTGGTGATGGAAAGGATTTTTCAGCATGCCATGTAATTGATGTTGAAACAGCTACTCAAGTAGCAGAATATAAAGGACAAGTTGGTACTCGTGATTATGGTCACTTATTAGTTACTTTAGCTACTGAGTATAATACAGCTTTATTAGTGATTGAAAATGCTAACATAGGTTGGGATACAATTCAAACAGCTATTGATAGAGGATATCAAAATTTATACTATTCATCTAAATCAGATACTGCTAACATTAATCAGGATAATTTTATTAACAGAAATGAAAATAATTTAGTACCTGGTTTTACAAACTCATTAAAAACTCGTCCTTTATTAATTGCTAAATTAGAATCATATATGCGAGAACGAGCTTGTGTTATCCAATCAAGACGTACACTTGAAGAATTAAGAACCTTCATTTGGAAACATGGTAAAGCACAAGCTAGTGATGGATATAATGATGACTTAGTAATGTCATTTGGTATAGGTATGTTCCTTAGAGATACAGCCTTACGATTCGGACAATCAGCTATGGACTTAACTCGTGCTTCGCTTGGAGGTATAGGAAAAGTTAATTATCTTCCAAGCACAGCTGGAGTTTACAATCCAAGTGACTATGGAAATAATAACCCATGGTCTATGGATCTAGGAAACGGAGATAAGGAAGATATCAATTGGCTGATTTAAATAAATATTTATAACATATAATAAAAAATTATGGGATTATTTGACAATCTAAAACGATTATTCTCTTCGGACGTCGTTATTCGTAACGTAGGCGGAGATGAATTAAGAGTAATAGATACAGACCGAATACAATCGTTAGGTACATTACAAACTAACGCATTAGTAGATAGGTTTACTAAAATTTATACAACATCAGGCGCTGGTATTTATAACCTAAATAACGTTTATAATTATCAATCATTAAGAGTACAACTTTACGCTGATTATGAAGCAATGGATACAGATGCTATTGTAGCTTCTGCGCTTGATATTATAGCTGATGAATGTACACTTAAAAATGAACATGGAGAAATGCTTCATATTCGTTCTAGTGATGAAAATGTTCAAAAAATATTATATAATTTATTCTACGATGTATTAAATATCGAGTTTAACTTATGGAGTTGGGTTCGTAATATGACCAAATATGGTGATTTTTATCTTAAATTAGAAATTGCTGAAAAATTTGGTGTATATAATGTAATTCCATTCTCATCTTACTCAATTATTAGAGAAGAAGGTACAAATCCTAAAAATCCTACTTATGTAAGATTTAAATATGATCCTACTTCAGTATCTGGTATTTCTGCTCCGCAAACACAAGCAGCTTTAGGTACTTCTACATCAGACATTTACTTTGAAAACTACGAAATGGCTCACTTTAGATTATTAAGTGATGTTAACTATTTACCTTATGGTAGAAGTTACTTAGAACCAGGTCGTAAGATATTCAAACAAATGATATTAATGGAAGATGCGATGTTAATACATCGTATTGTTCGTGCTCCTGAAAAACGTATTTTCTACATGAATGTAGGTGCTATTCCTCCAAATGAGGTAGAAGCATTTATGCAGAAAACAGTTCAGAAACTTAAAAAAGTACCTTATGTAGATCCAACTACTGGCCAATACAATTTAAAGTACAATATGATGAACATGATGGAGGATTTTTACATCCCAGTTCGTGGTAATGATCAAAGTACACGTATTGAAACAGCTAAAGGCTTAGAATACAACGGTATTGAAGACGTTGCATACTTACGTGATAAGTTATTCGCGGCGTTAAAAATTCCTAAAGCGTTTATGGGTTATGAGAAAGATTTAACTGGTAAAGCTACATTAGCAGCTGAAGACATTAGATTTGCTCGTACAATTGAACGTATTCAAAGAATATTATTATCTGAATTAACTAAAATTGCCTTAGTACACTTATATACTCAGGGATATGATGGTGAGTCATTAACCAACTTTGACTTATCATTAACTACACCTTCTATCATTTATGATCAAGAAAGAGTAGCATTAATGAAAGAAAAAGTAGATTTAGCATCTCAAATCATGGATAATAATTTATTACCTACTGATTGGATTTATGATAATTTATTCCACTTTAGTGAGGATCAATATGATGAATATAGAGATTTATTAGTTCAAGATAAAGCTCGTAAATTTAGATTAAACCAAATTGAAGCTGAAGGTAATGACCCATCAGAAACAGGCCAGGTATATGGTACACCACATCAATTAGCTACTGCTTATGGTAAAGGTAGAGGTGATGGAGCTGTACCAACAGGATATAATGAAAAAAATCCAAATGAACCTGTTCACTTAGTTGGTCGTCCTAAAGCTTCTGTTTCAAATATTAATCGTCAAGATAATCCATTTGGTAAAGATAGAATTGGTGCTAAAACATATAGTACTGCAGGAGTTGACCAAGAAGATAGTACCGCTCGTACTGCTTGGAAAGGTGGTTCTCCTTTAGCATTAGAAGTGCTAGCTCAAAACAAGAAAATGTTTGAAAATTTACCCGTAAATCGCAAGACATCGTTATACGAACAAAGTGATTTACTAAATGAGGACAACATTCGTGATGAGATTAAGTAATTTATATATTTATAAGTAGTACCATTATACTAAACCATGCGTATTAAACATAACAAATTTCGTAACACTGGTGTATTATTTGAACTATTAGTGCGTCAAATCGCTAGTGATACATTAGCTAATAATGATTCTAAAGCAGTAAAGATTGTAAAAAAATTCTTTACTCACAGTGAATTAGCTAAAGAACACAAACTTTATCATACTATTGTAACAGCTCCTCGTTTAACTGAGGGAAAAGCTGAAGTGTTAGTTAACACTACTGTTGATTTAGCTAAAAAGCTAGATAGAGAACAGTTACTTAAAGAAAAGTATAATCTTATTAAAGAGATTAAAAAACATTATGATTTAGAGAGTTTCTTTAAATCTAAAATTACTAACTATAGTGTATTAGCAGCAGCTTATACTTTATTTGAATCATCAATGGAACCTAAGTTTGTAGAGCCTAAACAAATTGTGCTTAACAAACTTACTATTTTGGAACATATAACCAAAAAACAATTGATTGAAAATACTGATACTGACACTACAAAAGCTTTTACTAAAGAGAATAAAGATATTCGTTTATTAGCATATAGAATGTTAATCGAAAAATTCAATAGTAAATATGCTGATTTAAGTAACAGACAAAAATTAGTCCTTAAAGAATTCATCAATAATATTTCTAATCCAGAACATCTAAAAGTTTTCATTAACGAAAACCTAGATAAAATTAAATTAGAACTAGTCTCTTTAACTGGCCAAGTTGACGATAAGACAACTGAGATCAAGTTAAACGAAGTTATAAGTTTGATTAAACCGATATCTGCTAAGTCGTCCGTTAAAGATGAACACATAGTAGCCTTACTTCAATATCAGCAATTAGCTGAAGAAATTAAGAAAATCAATGGATAAGAAGACCCTAAAACAAGAAATTGCTAAACTCCTTAAAAAGGAAATGTCTACAACAGGCACTGGTGCTTCTGTAACTCCAGGTGTTGGTGCTGGTGTAGCTACAAAATATGCTTTTGGTAAACGTGATAACAAAGGCACACCTAAAGATTGGAAAGCAGCTCCATCAATTCCTAATCGTAAATCTAAAGCTATGGATTATAAAGAATTATGGGAAGATTTTAAAGTAGGAGATAAAATAACTTACCTAGGACACCCAGGTGAAATTACCGCTGTTAATAAAGAAATGACTGGTGCTATTACTTATAATGTTTCTTATGATAAAGGAAATGGTAAAACCAAAGCATCAAACA